TCACCAGCACCGCCAGTGTAACCACTAAAGCGATTCTTTAAAACCCTAACGTGAGTAGTGTTTCTTTCAATCATGTCAGTAGCCTGTCCATTACGCTCTAGCCCGATCACGATATCAGATAACTGTGCTATCGATCCGGAGCCACGCAACTGAGCCAGCGATGTTGATGCACCCTCCTCGTGTCCTTTGCTCTCAGGACGTTTCAGGTGCGACACACATAACAGACTAATCCCTGTTTCTTGTACCAACATCCGCAAGCGTGTCATAATCGCATCCAAAGCCTTTCGTTCATCGCCCACGTCACCGCCGCTAACAATAATACTAATGTGATCCAAGACCACGTAGCCACAGTTAAGTCCTTTTGCCATGTAACGGACACGATTAACAATGTTGTCAAGACTACTACTTCCAAAATGATCAAACAGATAAAGGCGGTTAGTGCCAAGTGTTCTATCAAAGGCATCTTTTAACTCCTCCGGTGATACATCAACATCTGGTAAATGAATCGGTTTGTTCGCCGCTAGGGACATCAGCGATCTAGCCGTCTTACGCACACCTTCCTCCAAGAACATCATCCCGATATTATCTTCGGTCTTAGATAGGATGTGCCATACGATCTCACGCAAGAACTGTGACTTACCTAAACCTGATCCCGCCGTAATCATCACTAACTCGCCCTTACGAATGCCGTAGGTGAGTTTGTTTAATGCTTCGTAGGGATAATCAACTTCTGCTTTGTCAATCGGTTTAGACACCATCTCCCACAGCGTAGAGCCTTGGATGATGCCATCAGGTACATACTGCTCTGCTCTCCACCAATCATCAACGAACTCCTTATCCGCCTTGATCTTGAGATAATCCGAGGAATCCTTGAGTCCGGTTCGCATCTTCATCATCTTGACTTTGCCACCGAATAACTCAGCAACAGACTGCATTGCTTTCTGTCCGGCTTCGTCACCATCGAATGACAAGACAATATTCTCAAAACTGTCAATGTATTCGTATTGTGCCTTGCAGTCCTTCAGAGCAGCAGATGCGCCATTACGAATTGATATCACCGGATACTTAGCGCCCATCATCTGAAACGCTGACAGTGCGTCTAATTCACCTTCGCATATCGTCAGGAACCTGCCGCCTTTAGGGAAACAGTTTTGACCGAATAGCATCGTAGAGCCAAAATCACCAGCAATCGAGAATGCTTTAGAGCTAACGAGCCTGATTTTAATAGCAGATAACACACCATCGTTATCAAAGTAAGGGTAATAATGCTTGTTAACATCTTGTTTTACTCCGTATTTTAGGCAAACAGCCGAAGAAATATTACGATCACTGATAGCACCAGCAGTAGCATTGTCATAGAAGTCTAAGTCCTTATTCATTGGTTTAATTTCTCTCTTGGTAATAACGCCATCGCCATCGGTGTAAGTAAGACATACATGGCAATAAGTATGACCATCATCATGTAAAGCATTACCATCCGATGACCCACAATTAGGGCAAGCGATGTGCTTTAGGAATTTACTTGTTCTTTGTTTTGTTAGCATTTGTCTTTGGTTTTAAGAAATTAGTTTGCACTGTGTGATTCTCCATTAATTGATTCGATAGGTTTTCTAGTTCCTGAGAATAGCCCTGCACAGTATCCTTAATAAACCAAAATGTGCCACTGGTTTGATTCTCCGATTCTGCCTCCGCTAGTGTTGCCAGCATTTCAGTAAAACATTCCATCTTGCCCTGAATGGCATCAATCTTACAACTAAAATCATAGTAATCCATCTTGTTTCTCCTTTGCTTGTTTAACAATGTATTCTGCTTCTAGTTTCCATATTGCCATTCTAGGGTCTTCTTCCCTATATTCGCAGTCCCCGTATGCACGAGTTCCGCTGATACGATTTGCTTCTGTAATGCGCCCTACTAAATCACTTGGTTTCATCATCTTCTCCTTGTATCGTATTTGTTACAATAACCCTACTTAATGTAGCGTTTATGTTACATTATTTAACATCAATCACACCTTGCATTCTAACCCTATGCGGGTAATCCTTCTCAATCCAAAAACACCGGTAAATCCCATCCTTAACGCTTAACCAAGCCTCATATCGTTGATACTTGCCGGTAGCGTCATAACAATCCTCATGCGCCCATTCCATACGACCTACAGCATATCCCACTAGCATACCGAAACAGAAGACAAAGATAAAAATAAGGTCTTTCATGAGTTACGCTTAATCATCCAATCTAATGCATCGTGCAAGATACTAAAACGAGGTGATTGTTCTTCTTTATTCTTCCATTGGAATACCATCTTGTCGCCGACATCCCAAGTATTTTTATCATGATCCCATATTGCTGATCGCTCATGATCGGTAATTAATTCCATACCCATCTTATTCATCGCTATCCTCCAATACTGCCCGATGCACTAATCGATTAACCTTATCAGCAATAGCGACCTCCAAATCAGTCATAACTGCCTCATAGCCATAATCACCGATTAGATCGACCATATCCATCAATGTAAAATGATAACGTGCTTCTTCATTATGATGCATAAATCCTCCTTGTAGTTTCGACAATATCACACATTGCTAATAAAAACAACGACATAAATACAACATAAAGCTATTGACAAAATAATCATTTTATGATAACCTCACTATATAGTATTACGTTATAGGAATACATCGTATAGATACTATGTATATAACATAAGCATATACTATGTTGTATTACGTTATAGGTCTTCATTGTCATTAAAGTCTACATAGTCCCCGTATTCGTCAAATATTTGATCAATACTAGGCATATCTGCTTCGTGTAGTAAATCCTTTCTATCTATTGTCGGTATCAGCACGTCTAAACCGGTGTAGCACTCCTGACACATATCCAAGTAAGCGCCATTTAAGGTCTTTCGTGTGCTTTCGTAATCATTTAACATTTTGTCGCAAATAGTACAATGCATAAAACCCTCTCTATTCGATTAAAACATAGTAGATGATACCGAGGTATTACCTACCCTATAAAAACCCCGTACAGCCCCGTTTAAGAGGTTTTAGAGGTATTCCCAAGTATAACATAGTGCTACATTTATAGCATGATACAAAACATAGGCTAAAATCAGGTATGTCATGCACCAAAATAGTGCAGTTTTCATAATTCCTTTTCTACCGGTTCAGAGTGTTTTTGTGAAAGTATCTCCATGTAATCGCTATACCATTTATCAAACTCATTAATGCCATACATAAGCCTAAATTGTGGATCATCAAGCCTCATTGACATAAATTCCATGTAGTAATCAAATTTATCCATTTATTCAATACCCCTCTTTATCAGATAACCACGCTTTAATTACTTCGTCAATGTCTTCTGTTTTCTCAGTGATAATATTAGCGTCAATGATTCGCTTAGCGATATTACATAAATGCCAGCGACTCTCTGCCCTAGGTCTATCCTCTAATATATCGCCAATTTGTAGCGCCACTTCTGTCGCTATTTCTAAGTGTGAATAATTCATTCTTCAATCTCCTCATCATATTGTCGCAATTGGTCAATCATATCAAAACAACTCGCTAAACAAGTAGGACAAAACGCTACGGGAATAATGCCAAACTCTCCCGCTATCCCGCCCTCACTGTCTAAACTAAAAACATAATTGCAAGTAGAGCATTTTGTGTTTTCGTCTTTCATGCTATCGACTCCTCTCTTAATCGTTGTTTATATACTTTGATTAACTGTTTAGCGTTTTTAATATCATCTGTCAATGGTTCTAACCAATGACCATCGTCTATATAGCCGTTAGCGCTTTGCACTAATCTTTCCAATACATCAATAGTATAGGCAATTTCTAATTTATCTAATTTCATATTAGCCTTTCATAGGTAGAAAACAATAACATAAACAGCAGTTAAACAAGTGTAAAGGCATACGCCTGTTAATAGTAATGATTTAAGCATTTTCATAATTCTACCCCGTCAATAAATCGTTTAACAATATAGCCCGATAATTCTAATTTATAAGCCATTAGACTATCAGATCCTGATTCGATCATAATACCTTGATCGTTATAAGCCTTAAAACTAAAGTTTGTCATAATAAACCCCTTTCATAGATAGAAAACAATGACATAAACCGCAGTTAAACAAGTGTATAAACACACGCCGGTAAGTAGTAATGATTTAAGCATGATTTAAACCCTTCGCAATATCATAACCGGATATATTTTTAATCCATCCTGAGCCGGTCCAATATTGATTATTATATGATCTCTCAATATCGATACGGTTTTCACCCCAACTAATTAAAATCATACTGGCATTGTCTTTTAATGCATTATTAATGCAAGCATTTATCTGTTTAATTGACGGTTTACGGTTGTGGAATTCATATTCGCATAACATAATAAAACCCCTTAGTAATAGGTTAATGATTAGCAAAATACTAATCCCATAAGCGCCTAAGATAAGCGCCTATAGGTTAATACTTAATTAATGCTTACGGTAGCTTATATTTTGAATAGTCTTATCCCAACAAGCCCGGCAATCTAAACACTTATTACCCTGCTTATAAGCAATGCATTCATTCCCGCATGGGTTAGCGTTAGAATGCACAGTACTGGTATTTTCAAACCCGGCTAATGGTTTAGCGTCTACCATTGCCGCCGATAATCGTACACATAGATTAGCGGGAAAATCCCCGAAGGTATCCCGGTATTTTAATATAAGCGCCTTCTCTCTAGTAGGCAACCAAAATCTAACGCCGGGCAAGGTATCCGCAATTTTAACGATATCTAGCAAGTGTTGAAAATTTTGAATATCGCCGGCATCGTGCCACCTAAAATAGGGGTTTTTAGTTTTCTCTATTAGTGTAATCATGCTATCAACCCATGAGATAGAGCTAAGTGATCTCTCTCGCTTATCGTGCGCTTTAGTAACGCTCGGGTATTGGTAATTTGATTTTAATGCATAACAATCAAAGCATACGCTACCCTTAATTTTAGCTAGTTTAGCGCCAATTTTACATAGTTTGGCGCTTATGCCATAAGTAAACCCCGGCATTTTACTAGGTTTACCCAAATTACCAGCAATTGCCGCCGCTATTTTAGGGGATAACTTACTTTTAGGTATTGCGAAATTGATAACTGTATAGCTCATTTTTAATGCCTCCAATTTTAGGATACTGTTAATTAAGTATAATACTAAAAACAATATTTTTGATTGACTCCCGCCTCTTTTTTATATTCATTCCATTGGGCATTAGCCCTAAAATTAGCAATGCGATACACTTTTTGCCATTCGATTATTCTTTCATCGGCGCAATAATCCTTTATTGCTTGCTTTTCATTCCCGCAAAAATCCCGGGTATTAATAATTAATTCTATTGCATTGTCAATAATACTATCAGATATATAGCTCATTTTAGCCCCTTAGCGTCGTTAATAAATTGATTAGTTAATTCTATAGCCCTATTTTTATCCATTGTAGAGATATAAACCGTATCCCCGTTAATGGTTTTGCTTACCTGATACTCACCTCTTTTAAAAGTGACTCTGACAATATAGTCATTAATTTTTGTCTCTAATACTAACATTTTAAACCCTCCAATTTTAGGATACTGAAAATAGAATAACCCTAATGCCGCAATAATGCAACACTAGGGCAAACCCTTACTATGCTGTTTCTAGCTCTTCTATTACTTCGGTGATTACTTCACCGGCAAACCCCGCTAAGTAATCGGCGGATTTTTGCGCCAATGCCGCCGCTTTAAATACTGCTTTATTATCGTTTTTAAGTACCCGAAGCCATGAAGCAATATAGCTAGAATGCCTTAATTCACCGGTAATACTAAACCTAGCGCATAGGAATGCGGCGCTTAGCTCAGCGATTAGCTCCTCGGCGGCGTACGCTTCATTCCCAAAACGTCCCGATAGATCACGATCTAGGCGTGATTTATGCCCGCTCCAATGCGCTAACTCATGAAGCAATGTAGCATAATAGCTCGCTTCGCTATTAAATTGGGTTTTATGCGGCATTGCGACGTAATCATCACTAGGTGAGTAATATGCTCTATCCCCGCCAAATTGTAGCTTTACGCCGCTTTTAACCGTAAGCGCTTCAATGCAAGCAATGTTATTAAATACCCTCGGCACTGGTAGCGCCGGCGCTTCAAACCCGCTCACTTGATCGGCATTAAATACAGTGTAGGATTTTAGGATATAGCTATAGTTTTTAACTTCGCCGGCTTCGGTTATCTTGCTACCGTTTTCTACCGGTGAATAGAATATTATTTGAGTGCCTTTGCTACCCTTACTTACTTGTGCGCCGATACTAACCCACTGTTTATAGGTACCCCAATACGGTGATTTAAACCCGCTCATTCCTAGAATAATTGTATTAATGCCGCTATAGGTTTTCTGAGTGATCACGTTGCAATCGCTACCGGCTTCGCCGCTCCAATTCTTAACCCAGCTAGGAATATTGCCGCTCTCTAGCTCAGCAATGATTTTATCGGTTACTTGTTGATATATTAATGCGCTCATAATGTTAGCTCCTGATTAGTGATTAATGGTTTATTTGACTAATTGCATCCGCTCTAGCATATCATCAATTACCCATGCTAGTTGTTTAACAGTACCCGCAAGCGGGTGAATAGTATCGTAATACCCTTGCTTATTGCTGGTGCCTTCGAGCAGCTGCTGAGCGATATCGTCCGCCTGCTGCATTAAAGCATGAATATCCCGCTCTTTTTGCGTGAATTCATGGGACTGCGAATGCCATTGTATCCAGTTTAATGCTTCTGGAATGCTACTAAAATATACGCCGCCGCCATTATGCACTACGCAAAATGATACGTCAGTTTTTTGATCAATTTCATAAGTGCCATTAATGGTTTTAATTGTCGCTGTAAAAGATAACATGGTGATCCCCTTATTTAGAATGAAATTTATTAATTGCTTTTAATGCCTTCTCTTTTACTGTATCAGAGGCAAAAAAACCCTTAGGCGTATAAACAAGCAAGCATGCGCCGCTGTATGGATTAGCGTTTTGCCACTGCTCCGCTGTATATCCATTACTGAATACATAACACGCAATTAATTGTGAACCGTTAACTTGACTACTAGCGCTAAGTACTTTCATTTTGGTGCCTTTCGTATTTAATATAAATGGGTACTACAGCACCAATTATGTATTATTAATACCATTGTCAACATAGGATAAACCCTAAGTTATTGATTGTATTTAACTATAACGGCCCCGGAATTGATAGTCTTAGGCTATGGTCCTGGTGCGCTATATTGGTGCATTGGTTTACTAGATTGCACTATATAGGTGCAACATAGCCCTATACAGTCACGCTATCGACAACCAAGTCTTAATAGTCTATCGCTATCGTCACAGACTGTTGCGTAGAAACAACACTGTACGCTTATACAGTACTGTTGATCTATACAGTGTTGTATAAAAACAACATAGGGGGGGAGGGGTTGGCTGTGTTGTATAATGTTGCGGTAGGCGCTACTGTATATAAAATAGTAAAAAAGAAGCATATTACACTATATCGTAAGTAGTTGATAATAAAGTATATTTATACGGAGTCTAAAGTAGACAATAAAGGGACACAGTCGCTAACGGAATCAAGGCTATATTTTTACGGAATCAGCGCACCGTAGGGACTGTAGCGGATAGGTTGCGGAGACCAATTAAGCCTAGGGAGTCCCGCACAGGATGGACTATGAAGTAAAGAAAAGTAACAAAGTACTTGACAAATTAAGAAAAGTATGCTATAGTTCGCAGTATAGTACTATGTCGGATGTTAGGGATATCCGATAGCGATATAGGATGATTTATATTCTTCTACTATAGAAACCTCTCCGATAGCGTAAATCCTATATAGTACGCAACGTCTCCAAAAGGATAAAGACTTGTCAAACGAATTAGAAGTAACAACTTCTGTTGTCGAAAAGAAAGAAAGACCTAAGATTGTTCGTCGTAAGTTAGGTCGTCCCCTAAAGAAGGACATCGAGGCGAAGAAGAAGGGTAACAGAGGTAAGGTCGGAAGACCTGCCGGAGACTCTGCACGAATTGCTGAATTCAAAGCAAGGTTGCTAGGCACTTCCGGAGATAAAATAATTGAAACACTTATCGCCAAAGCA